GCCATATAATTCTTTTATTTGTTTTTCTTTTAGTTCCATTTGTCTTTTTTTACGATAGCGTTCCCTAGCCTTAGCTTGGAGAACTGCTCTATTTTTTTTATAGTAATCCATAGACCACTTTCGTTGTGCTTCTTTTCTTTCTTCTTCTGAGTTATATTTTCTATGTCTTCCCATCTGACTTTCCTGCCATCTGATTTAATTTACCAAAGCATTGAACTAACCAACTGTCCATATTTGGTAATGTGGCAAATAACCTATCTTCAATAAAACTCTTTTGAAATTTTAGTTTATTGAGTCTGTTTATAGGTTCTCTGACTTTATCAATTATCTTAGTCTTAGCAGATGTACTAATGTCTACCTCATCTAATTGCATCAAAGTATAATTTCTATTCAATAACTCCTCATTCTCTTTGAGTTTTTCATCTTCATCAATTATGTCACGTACCGTAAGTATATCGTCTTCGAGCAAAAGTGGTATTTTTTTTTGAATAGTTTTCAATCCCCATCCACGAACTCCATCTATGTTATCAGACTTGTCTCCATCGATTGCTCTGAATACAGCAAAGTTATGAGATGGAATACCATAGTCCTCTAATACCTTTGGAGGATCGTACATCTTCTTTTTCGTTGGTGACCAAACCGATACTCTGTGATTTACCAACTGAAGAAAGTCTTTGTCCGTAGACATCAAAACTATCTTAGAAGTTTTCAGTAGCTGCTTAGTAATATAAGCCATAGTATCATCAGCCTCTATTCCTTCTATAGTAATCGTAGTTACTGGCAAATACTCTAAGTAATCTATAACTCTCGTAATCTGAAGAAGCATTGATTGGTGTTCATCTTCTTTGCTATTGAAGTCATATGTCCTATTCAATCTTTTAGACATATTCCTACCAGCTTTGTATTCTGGAAATAATTTCTTACGACGGTTAGAACCACCCTTCCCATCAAATACAATAATGGTTCGGGTGGGTCTAATCGTTTTGATAGCATATCCGATTGACCTAAGAAAACCAACTATTCCCCCAACATGAGCACCGTCATCATTGAGAGTTGGTATAGCGCTAAAACATCTTATGAATGTATTTAGTCCATCTATAATCAATACCTTGTCGTCAGGATTATCTGACTCCGTACTACCACCTTTTTTCTTTATTTCATCAAGAATAGAAAGGTATCTTGCATTAGTCACCTAAAACCTCATCAGTAATCTCTACATCATCGATTCCTAAATCAGCCTTAGTATATTTCAATATAACTTTATCACAAATCATTTTGTAACAATGTTCTTTGAACTCTTCGTCTTGTAACTTATCAGCCCAATCTTTGGATTGAAATTTTATTTCCTCACCATTATGGTCTTCCATAGTATACCAAGAACCACCAACCTTTACAATTTTATGTTCTTTGAGAACCTGCAACCAGCTACCCTCATCATCTACACCACTTTCAAAGTACAGAGGAAACTCAGCCTTTCTAAGTGGAGGACCTAATCTGTTTTTGATAACTTGTGCCAGAATCGTCATACCAATTACATTCTTCTTGGTATCCTTTATCTGTCCTTTATTCTTCAAACGAATCCTAGTAGATGCATGAAATGGAAGAGCCTTACCACCTGAAGTAGTATATGGGTCTCCAAACATAGCACCCAACTTTACTCTTAGCTGATTTGTAAATACTAAAGCTACTCTTTGTCTACCAATCATCTGAGTAATCTTTCTCATAGCTTTACTAATCACAATAGCCTTTGATGTAGCCCAACCATCTTTGTCGAAGTCGGCTTCTAACTCTACTTTAGTAGAAGCAGCAGCTAATGAATCAACTAAGATAGTTACTAACCTATCCTTATCTGATTCTCTTACCTTTGTTACAATCTCTTCGATAGCTTCAAAAATATCTTCTACAGTTTCTAAATGTAAGTACAACATATTGTTTATGTTGACTCCAATAACTTCTAAGAAGTCTTCACTTACAGCAGTTTCAGTATCTATGTAGACAGCGACACCACCTTTCTTTTGAGTTTCTTTTAGAAGATGAGCACCAACTAATGATTTACCACTACTTTCTAAACCATTCAGTTCTGTAATCCTACCAACTGCAATACCACCATTAGGGCGATTAGAAATTGCTAAGTCTAACATTGTTGAACCTGTAGAGATAAATTCTTTTATATCTGTTGGTGTTTCTTGAGCACCATCTAAGAAGTATGCAACCTTATAATCTTTGAATTTTTTATTTAGGGAATCCGCTAAAACCCCAGCCAAATCGTCTTTTACTGACATATATTTCTCCTACTAAAATTGAGGGTGGCGCCAGATGTGATAAAGGATAAATCAATCAAACAGTGGTTATAAAAACCCCTAGCCACCCTCGTTATTTTATTTACTTGCTAAACAACTCATCAAAAGCAGCACTTGCATCTTCAACTTTCGTTGCACTTTGTACTACAGCTGCTGGTGCTTCTTTGGAATCGTCTGTATCAGTAGACTCTTCGGATGGATTCAACCATTCATTCAAAACCTCTGTGAGTTCTTCGTAGGTTCTTTCCTGATATAATTCAGTAATATCTTTTTGGTTTTCCAAAAGATTTTCTAACTGAGCTTTATCTTCTACGATTGGAGTCTGATTCGGTTTTACACGAATTGAAGTCTTTGGGAAAGATGCCCCACTTTCTTCAGCAGTAATAAACTCAACTGAAACATCACGACCATTTACAGCATCTGTAATATCACCATAGTCTGGATCTGCAATTACAGAAAGTAGTTCTTGATAGACTGTTTTACCAAATCCCCAAAACTTTACACCTTGAGTCTCTTCACCACGAACAATTACGGGAGCAAAGGTTCTCATCTTTGACTCTAACTTACGAGCCATTTGATACTCTTCTCTGTTTCCACTTGTTTTTAGTTTCTGAGCAAACTCTTCAATTGGGTCTGGACGACCAAAAGAGATTGGTGATAAATAGGTTTTGTTATTCAAACCGAAATGAAAAAACAACTCAATGAAAGGATTATCCTTATTGTGTTTGTAAGGTAAAACTCTTATGATTTGTTTTCCTGGTTGAGGTTTCCATAGGTTCGAAGTCCTATTATTGGTTGTCTGAAGCTGGTTCAGTCTTTTACGAATTGAACTAATATCCATTTGTTATTCTCCTATATTATTATTTATTTGTTAATTTGTAGTTACTATCGTAACCTATAAATATATATCACTCAGCAAAGTGAAATACAATTTTATTTTAGATCTCTCCGAAGTTTTTCGTGTCTACAATCTTGTGTAATTTTGTTGGAATTTTATTTAGTCCCGCATCATTTGTTAGTAATAATGAGCTTCTATAATCTTCCCAAGGTACAGGAAACCTTTTATCTAACACGCCACCATTCAAGTCTCTGATAACTTCGTTTAGCGCATTGATTGAGTACAATGTGTTTGTCTGTTTCTTTCTGTGTAATGAAATAGTGTTAGGTATCTCTTCAGCTACATAATCATCATCATACATTACATTGTATGTACATATCATCTGATTAGGTTCTGATAGATTTTGAAATACATAGACCTTATCATATAGAATATCATTACACTCTATAATCAGTTCGAGTATATCGTCAAGTCTGTCTCTCGTAGAGAATGTGCAAAGTAGTTGTGTTCTCATTATCCGTATATCTCTCTTTGTGCTGACTCTAACTTTTTAGCAAAATCGTCATGTAGTACCATTTCAAATTTGAATTGTCCACCATAGCCTCTACCATCTTCTCTGATTACTATCTTAGCTACTGGTATTACTTCATCACCAGTATCAACTCTATATCCAATAAATGGTGGTGGTCCTGGTTTAGCAACTAATTTTTCTTTTATCACATCATAGTCGTCTGTACCAAATATGTTTTTCATTGTTTCTTTGTCTAATGAGTTAGGACCAATTGCCATAGTCTCTTCACCATCCGATACAGCCTTTAGAGGAAACTCAGAGCGTATTTCATTTAACATACCCTCTCTCATTTTATCATTTTCAGTTATAGCAGTAACAGCCTTTTCTACAAATTCAGAATGTTCTTTGTTGTCTTGTTGTATTATAGCCTTAGCACTTTCATCAGTCTTTGACATTTGCTTGATAGTTTGAAATAGTATATTTTGTTTATCTCTGCTGTTGCCCCTCATCGCTTGTTCAAAAGTTATTCCCTTTGATTTCATCAATTTTTTGATTGGCGCACCTTGTGGTGAGTTTAGAAACTCATCAACTTTATCTTTATTTTGTGTAATATAATCTATATTTCTTTTTCTAGCTTTTGCTCTATATACTTCTTGGTTTATTTCATCTGGTAAATCTTCATCCCATTCAGGAAATATACCAGCGCCTGAATTTAGGAAATTTACTTTTGTAGATTTTTTCAATGATACTTCATCTATGACTTGTTCCCCATCTGGCTTCTGTATTTTAAAATAACAATCAGTTGAGAATCCTTTATTATTTTCATAGTCACTAAGGCCCATAGCCTCAACTTCGCTTTTAGCATCCCAAGAAGAACCTATTATTTTTGTTCCCTTTCCGTATTGTTTTTCTAACCTATCTATAATAGCTTTTCTATTATTCCTAGCAGATTTTATCCAAGTCTTATCTATTATTCTTGAACCAGGATTATCTATCACAGCCCCTTGTTTGGTCTTCTTTTTAAATATATCAGGATGTTCAGCTAATAATTTCTTTTCATGATCTTCTAAAACAGTCATCAATTCCTCAAATTCATCATCATCTAAAGTAGAACCTATCATAGTTAGTAACTCACCTGCTTGAGCTTTGATTTGTCCAGCACCACCTGGTATATCTGAAAAATGTTCCCATTTTTTTGTCTTTGATGTTAGTCTTGAATTCATCATCCTCTCCAACATCTTTACATACCTT